AGCGGATCCGCGCCCCGAGGCGTTCGACCGAAGTCCCGCCCGGGCCCGACAGGTCGTCCACCATCTGGGCCCGTTGCGAGATGACGCCCAGCACGCTGATGACCGCGATGACGGACCCTTGGCCCCGAGTCGGCGCCGCCGCGCTTGCGGCTTGCCAGTCCCCGGCCACATGGACGGGCGTCGACTCCGGCGCGTCCACGTCGAACAGGAGGCACTCGTACCGCTCCCGCTTCGGGCCCGCGATCCGGGCCTCGAGCTCCTCGGGCTCAAGCCGGACGCCCGAACCCCTCCGAAGGAGAATCCCCTTCATCAGCGCCAACGTCTCCGGCCGCAGCGCCCACGGCTGCTCGGCCACCCACGCCAAGGTCAACGGGATACCCATCACGCCTCCACTGCGCTCAAGCTGGAGCGCGTCTGAGCCAAGGCCACCAGGCGGCCAGCGGCTTCGCCATCCCAATCCTGCGCAGCGATCAGGCCCCGCTCGAGTAGGGCGTCTCGCTGCGCCGCGGCATACTCCTCCGCGGCCGCCTCCTCGATGTGCATCACGTCCGCGACGTGCGCCGCATGGCGACCGTAGTAGGCCCGGACCCATTCCTTCCACGCCGCGGGATCTCGGCCCGCCTGGGGCGCCCTGTCCTTGATGGCCGTCAGCTCTCGCCGCACCACGCGCGCGGCCGCGTCGGAGATGAACTGCGCCGCGCTTGGCTCGGGCAGGAACTCCATCGCGCGACGACGAGGCACCGCCGGAGGCTCCGGTGCCGGCACGGGTTCCGGCTGGCCCTGGTCGCCGGTCATGTTGCTTGGCTTCAGCACCTCGTCCCCGTCCGGGTCCGGGTTCAGGTCAATAATCCGACGCGCCTCGTTGAGCGACATGATCGGGCCGCCACGCGCCTTGACCAGAATATCGAACGTGTCCTTCGTGCTCGGCCGGGTCAGCACGTCGAGGTTGTGCTTAATGAAATAGTCGGCCTCGGCCTCGTTGAGTAGCTCTTTTTCCTCACGCTGCTCAAACGACACGACGCGGGGGAAGATGCAATGCTTGATGCCGCCCTTCTCGAAGAAGGCATCGGCGGAAGCGTAAGTGCTCGACTTGTCCCCCTGGTAGCCCACTACCACCCCGGGGACACCCAGCGAGCGGAGGATGGATTCGACCTGGGCGTTACCGAGCTCGATGACCTGGCCCTTTTCGTTGTCACTCGCCAGCGGCTGAAACTTGAATCCGTAGGGCAGCACGGCTACGGAGCCAGTCTGCTCCGACCCACCGTAGGCTTGATCCCAGCTCTGTTTGACTTTGGCGGCCTGACCATCTGCGGGTGGCCCATCCGGCACGAGCACACCCGCCACGCGCAGGCCCTTCTTCATGAAGGTCAACTCATGGCGCTGGACGGCAAGGGCAATCGAAACCGCGTTCCGAATCAGCGCCCACGTCTCCATCCCGCTGAATCCGTCGAAGCTCAGGTTCTTGAAGTGAAGCACCGAATCTTGAGTGAGCCGCTCCGGGGCGCCCACCTTCGGCCTGTAGCTGTAGACCAACCGGCCGTCGGAAAGCTGGTCCTCAACCTTGATCCGCCACGGGTCGATCGGCCAGAGCTCAGCCGGCGTGGACCCGTTGTCGAAGATCCGGTTGTAGGAGTTCCCATAGGTGTTCAGGTGGACCTGCTGAAGCTGCCGCCATTCGAAGCCAGTTTGCCAGGCGTTCGGGTTGCGGAGGGTGCGCTGGACGCGGTGGAAGGACTGGGCCTCCCGACCATCGTTCATCGTCTTGCGGAAGACCTGCGGCGGGCAGACCGCGAACGCATCCGCAATGAATCGGATGGCGCCGAGGACCACGTCGCACAGGAACATCGTCCGCGGGCCCACGATCACGGACTCGCCGAGACCCATGCCCAAGCCGTCCGAGAACCAGCGCTCGTCGTACTGGTCCCAACTCACGGTAGTCGAGGAAACGGCGGCCTTGGGCGGCCGATAGTCCGATAGGCCGAGTTCAATCATCCGAGCACCATCACCTCTGTAGAGACAGGTACCGCCTTCGGCGCCCTGATGACACCATCAAGGGCCTCGATGAGAGCCACTATCCCGTCGATCTTCTCGCCCGATCTTTGACGGTCAGGCTTGATTTGCTCGTTCGGCCCGAACTGCAGCGCGACGTTCGACGCCATCCACCGAAGCACCGGGTTTCCGCCGTGCCGCAGTTTTCCCGCGCGCATCAGGGCCTCGAGCTCCTTCGCCGGGCTGGTCATCGCCGCCATGGTCTGAGGGAACCCAATGACTCGCTCCTCGCCCAAGGCGTCCGTGAGGTGTGTGGTCAACTGGCTGACACCCCATCGGTCATACGAGAGCCGTTGCAGCCGAACCTTGGCCAAGTCCTTCAGGATCTCGGCCTCAACCACGTCGTAGTCCGTGACCGCGCCGCCCGTGGTCTGGATCCAGCCCTGGTCCACCCACTGCCGCAGCAGCGCCCGGTTCTGCTCCGTCCGCTTGCTCTCCTTCGCGGCGATCGTCCCCTCGGGAATCCAGAAGCGACAGATCGCGTCAACGGCGCCGTCCTCGTCTGGCCCGAACAGCATGACGAAGGCGAAGATGTCGTTCGTGCTCGCGGCGTCCAACCCGGCGAAGCAGTCCTGCCCGTGGTAGTCCGCGAGCTTGAGCGCCCCGGAGGGGCAGGAATCCCAAGCCGTCATGTCGAGCCACCGCTCCTCGGCCTCGGTCCAGATGCAGAAGTTGAGCCGCTTGACGATGTTCTCTTTTGACGGCATCCCCTCGGCTTCCCGAACCTGCTCCCGCAGGTAAGACAGGGGCAGCACTTTCCCGAGCCCGGGGTTGACCTTCGCCCAGACCTTCTCGTCCCGCCAGTCGTCGCACTTCTCGCACGTCGGGAACTGTTTCCCCGACTTCTTGCATTCCTTGCAGGGGTCGAGCGCGCAGACGTAGGCAAACCATGCGTCGTTCTCCGCCAGGCCAGACACAACCTTCACGCTCAGTTCGTGGTGCGCCCAGCAGACGGACGTGCGGTCATAGCCCGAGTTCGTGATCTCGAAGATGAGCGCGTTCCTCTGCCGCTTCGTCCCGGCCCGCATCTTGTCCACGACCAACGCCGTCGGGTGCTCGTGGAGCTCGTCCACGAGAGCCACATGGACGCGCTTCCCGTCCAGGCCCCGGTGCTCCGCGGACACCGGACGAAACGTCGCCATGTCACCGGGGATCGTGAGGCTCCCGATCTGCACGTCGACCTTATCCGGCGCGTCGATCAAGGCGTCCAGCTCCGGGTTTGCCTTGACCATCCGCCATGCGTCCTTCCAGACGATCTTGGCCTGGTCCCTCTCCGTGGCCGCCGAGTACACCTCGGGCGCCGGTTCGCCGTCCGCGACCAGGCCGTAGAGCCCGATGCCAGCAGCCAGTGGCGTCTTCCCGCTCCCCTTGCCCGTCTCGACGTAGGCCGTCCGAAACCGGCGGAACCCCTCGGCGTTGTACCAGCCGAAACACGACCCGACGACGAAGGCCTGCCAGTCCAGCAGCTCAAAGGGCGCACCGTCCTCGAGCACCAGCATGGAGCGGAAGAAGTCGATGGCGCGGAGGGCCCTCTCAAGCCGCCAGTCCAAGTCCTTGCGCTTCAAGTCGCGGATGTGGCGCTCGCACGCGAGCCGAACGTAGGGCCCCGCCACCGTCTTTCCGGTCGCGACCGCCTTCGCGTAGGCGAGGACGGGGTCTTCCGGGGCCCCCGCGACCTTACGCTTGGCCACGGAACCTCCCCAGTTTGGCCTTCGGGTCGGCCGGATCCTCGCGCTTCACCTTGGAGCGGTCCGCCGGGTTGCCCCCGAACTTGCCCCAAAGCGAGTCCATGATCTTCATTTTCGAGTCCGGAATGGGCTCGCCGAGCTTGATGAGTTCGATGATCCGCGCCTGTTGGACCACGGCGTTCGCAAACGCCATCGTGTCGGCGACAGTCAGGCACCCCATGGCCTCGTACCGCGGCGCCAACTCGTCCCACAGCGCCCGCTGCCCCACCGTCAACCACGAGGGCGGCATCGCCTTCCCGGACGGCGGAATCGGCTCCGGCGGTAGCGCCCGCTTGCCCGGGTTGCCCCGCAGCAGCTTCAACGCGGTCGGAATCCGCGCCCTGCCGGTCCTACCCGGCATGATTTCCCGTAGCTGCGGCCAATCGTAGCTGCGCACCCGCGCGCGTCGGAGCAACGCCGCACTATAATCCGCGATGCCACTGCGCTGCGGCGGCAGTGGTGAGAAATAAGCGATTGCTAAAGTCAACGTGAGCCCCTGCGACTTCCGCTTCTATCGTGACTGTGTTCGAGCGTCGAGTACCTCTTCAATCCTATGCCGCTGCTCGATCAGCTGCTGGGTCAATTCCGCAACCGTGCGGGTTAAAGTGGTTAAGTCGTGATCGGCCAGGATCAGGCGTTGGTCAAGTTCCGTGATACATTGCGTCAGCTCGGCTATCCGCTGGGTGGCCGCTTGATTGTAGGCCATTTGTTGATTAACGATCGACTCATCCGCCCAACGCGCCGCCACGTTATACCAGGCAGAACGCAAGCGAGCAATTAACGCTCCAAGCACTGGCGTTTGAGATACAAAGTGATACTCCTGCAAAACACTGCTGGCGCTGAGCCGATCGTTATCGTGTGTCACAAGTCACATCCTTGTAGCCGCAGTTGACGCCCGCGGCTTTATGCCATTGAATTCTGTGCGCAATAATGGCTCAACTGTTCCAGAGCCCCAAGTAAATGTTCAACTGAAGCTGTCTCTGGATCTGCCAACAAGCCTTGCGCTTGCAAGCAGGGAACAGCCAGCATCGAATGCAAATAGGCATGCAACAGGATCCGCCGGGAAACAGCCGACGTTAGTTCAGCCAACCAACCTTGCTCAGCAGGCACAAAATCGTCGCAAAATCGCGCTGTCGATTGATGCTTTAATAGAAAGCGTAGCCGGCCACGCGCCATCGCCTGGTGGTAAATAACTGACTGCTGGCCGTGTGTCTGCGACTCATAATGAATAGCGACCACCCCCGGCTCATAAATCACCGGGAAGCCGGCTGCCCGGGCGCGATAACAATAGTCCACTTCTTCATAGTAAGCTGGAAAAAAGCCCTCGTCAAATCCGCCAATCGTTTCAAACACCTGGCGGTCAATGACAAACAACGCGCCGGTCACATAATCCGGCTCCATGGCTTGATCGTAGCTGCCGTCATCAAGCTGGCGATAGCCGTAATGATCAGGCTCGCCGCGCGGCATTCGAATCATACCACCGGCATGCTGAATCGTCTGCCCATCCGGATAGAACAACTTGCCGCCAATCACCGCCGGCCCGCTCGCCTCCAGCCGTTGGCGCAGGGCTGCCAGGCAGCCTGCCTTAAAGATCAGATCCTGATTCAAGATCACCACTGCGTCGGCGCCAGCTTGCGCGATACCACAATTAGCGCCGCCGCCATAGCCCAGATTGCGTTCCTGCCGCAGCACTTGCGCGCGCGGAAAGTTCTGCTCCACCAGTTCCGGCGTACCGTCGCTCGAATCATTGTCGACAACGATGATTGCGTCACCTGACTGGAGTTGGGGCTCGA